TTATGACGATAATTTCTTTGCAAGTGAGTTCCATTGGGATTTATTTGCAGAAACGTTTGCACTCGATATGGGTGTTGTTGATCAAAACAAAATGAAACGAGTAGGTTGGCCTATGGAGTATCTAAAGAATAGTTTAGACAGTTACAAAGGTATGGAGAAGCGAGACCTTATACTTTTCCCACATCGTATTGCTCCTGAAAAACAACTTGACATCTTCCGTGATCTAGCTGAACAACTTCCAGAATACGAGTTTGTTGTATGCCAAGAACGTGAACTTACTAAGAATGAATATCACAACTTATTAGGTGAAGCAAAGATAGTGTTTAGTGCTAACCTACAAGAAACACTAGGCATTAGTTGGTATGAAGGCGCACTTGTAAATGCTATTCCAATGGTTCCGGACAGACTGAGCTACAGCGAAATGGCTGTACCTGAGTTTTTATATCCAAGCGAATGGACTGAAGATTTTAACTCTTACAGAAACAATCGAGACAAAGTTGTTGCACAAATTGTAGAGTACATGGAACACTATGACGACTTCCAAGTAAGTCTTGAAAAGCAACGTACTAAACTAAACAGAGAATTTTTTAGCGGAGCGGCATTGTATGACGCAATCAAAGAAGGATGATAGTTTTACTATCGATATAAGTGATTTAAAGTTGGATGATATCTTGGATACTACTGGTGATGTTACTATTAACTTAGACGACACCTACGGTACAACTACAACGTACTGGGCAGGTGATAATATAACTGATATTAATGTAGGCGGTGCTACTGATACTATCAATATTAGCGATGGTACATTTACTATAGACACTAATAGTGTTGACTGGCTTAATGAAATTCACATTAATGATACACGCATCAGTCCAGAAGAGATTGAAAAGATGTGTGAACAATATCCAGGTTTAGAAAAAGTTTGGCGTAACTTTAAAAGCGTATATGACATGTGTAAACAAGATTTTGAAGGCAAGAAAAAGGCAGGGGAGATTGATGATGACATTCCTTTCTAAGATTATGGACAAACTAGGACGTAGACGTGTTATCACAGAACGTGATAGCAATATTCCTTATCTTATACGCTACTATGTATTTCTAAAGGATAGAAAGAACTTCCCGTTTAACATCACACTACACAAAGTATTAGTCAGTGATGAACCTACACTACATGATCATCCTTGGGGATATGCTACATTTATTTTAAAAGGTGGCTACTGGGAACATGTTCCTGTTATTTCACAAGAAGGAAATGTATGTGGTTCTACAAAAGTATGGCGTGGCCCCGGTCATTTCCGTATGCGTTCAGCAGATGATCTACATTGGTTAGAACTTGCTAAAGATGCAGACGGCAATGAGATTCCTTGCTGGAGTTTGTTCTTTATGGGACGCAAAGTTAAAGAATGGGGATTTATGCGTTTTGTTCATGCAAACAAAGTTGAGAACATAGAGAATGCAGGATACCGTTGGATTCACAATGAGCAGTACCTTGCCCGTGGAGCAAAAGACGATGCGTGATCATACTATAAATGCTATCTTTAATAGTACACAGAACTACACTCCTAACAACTATACATATCCTAGTGATAATATTACTATTAATGCTGACCACCTCAGTACTGACGCCTCAATGCATATAGACGGTAAACTAGAAGTGCAGGGTAGAAATGTATTAAAAGAACTTGACGAAATGCGTGATGCTCTGTTATTATTAAAGCGTGACGCGGATATGGAAGCAAAGTATCCTAAACTAAAAGAACTAAAGGATGCTTATGAAGCACAACTTGAAAAATACAAAACCTTTGAGGCATTAAAATGATTAAGAAACATTATTACTCGTGGCAGGATGTAGAGAAAGCCTGTGTAAACATTGCTCTACAAATGTACAAAGACAACTGGCGTCCTGACTATATTGTAGGTATTACTAAAGGTGGCAACGTACCTGCTACTATCCTTTGTAATATGCTAGGCATTCGCGGCGAAGCACTAAAGGTAAGTTTGCGTGACGATAAAGAAGGTGAGTGCGAAAGTAACTGCTGGATGGCAGAAGATGCATTTGGTTATGTAAATGAAGAAGATAGAAAAACTTATAAATCTCGTTGGGATATTGCAAAACGTAAAAATATTTTAATTGTAGATGATATTAACGATACCGGTGCTACATTCAACTGGATTAAGCAAGATTGGCCTAGCGGGTGTTTACCAAATGAAGAAACATGGAGCACAGTATGGCACAACAATGTTCGCTTTGCTACAATTACAGATAATCTAGCAAGCAACTTTAACAATAAAGTAGACTATACCGTACATGAAGTAAACAAAGCAGAAGAAGATGTATGGTTAGTTTATCCCTGGGAGAATGTAGGACAATGATAGATCCAATACTAAGTTATAACGATTGCTGGGATATTATCCGCGATCTTAACGAAGATGCACATTCAGCAACATACGATATGTGGGAAGAAGCTGAAGAAATAGAAGATGAAGACTTAGCGGAAGAAGCACGTGAAGAAGCAAGTCATCAACAGGCAGCAGAGTTTAGAGAAGCATTTCAAACTCTAGATGAAGAAACTCAAAAAGCAATATTGCATTATGAAAGAACACAACCTAAAAGCGATATGGCCCAAGAATTTAAAGCATGGTGGGGCGACGAAGATGCGTGATGACTTAATGGTGCAACAGCAAGTCGAAGATAGCTGGCAGCATATGGTCGGTGTTATTTGCCTTAACCAAGTTGATAGACGTCAAACGAAGCCTGTGCTTAAAGAATTCTTTGAACGCTGGCCTACTGCGGGCATTTTGTTGTTAGCAACTGTGGATGAAATTGCAGACATGCTAACGCCCTTAGGTATGCAAAATGTTCGTGCAAAACGTATTTACAAAATGTCACAGCAATGGTTAAACTGGGATGGTGAAGATGCTACTGATCTTTGTGGCATTGGCAAGTACGGTAGTGACAGTTATAGGATCTTTTACAAAAATGATATTCCAAATGATGTAGAGGATAAAGAACTAAAACGATATATTGAGGAGGAAATTTATGTATCTTGATACATTAGAACAAGCACAACAAGAAGGTAGAGCTCCTTGGACTGAAGTAGAGCTCGACACTAGAGATTTTGTTGTTTATAATGACAAATTTCCTGTAACAGAAGGACATACATTAGTTGTTCCAAAAGTTAATCACGAAGATAACTTATTGAAATGCTTCAAGTTTGCTGTTTCAATGGGAGAACAAAACATATCTAGTCTTGCTAATAATATTACAGGATATAACGTAGGTATAAATATGGGGCAAAGTGCAGGTCAAACTTGTATGTATCCGCATGTGCATTTAATTTTCCGTCGTGATGGAGACACGGAAGATCCAAAAGGCGGCGTTCGCGGCGTCATTCCAGCAAAACAAAAGTACTAAGGAAAGGAAATTATGGAATTGAGAAAACAACTTTTAGAAGCGACTAGAGCTCATGCTCATGGTCACATTGAAAAGCATAGAATGAATGTTGAGGTTTACTTAGAAAACCCTACAGGCATCGGCGAACATTCTGATATTTTAGAAGCTATTGAACATGAAATGATGGAAATGGCAAAATATCAAGATGTGTTAGATGTTCTTGAAGGTTATTTTAAATAATCTCTTGACAGAAAACCTAAATAAGTGTATACTGTAAGTATGATTATTTGCAGTATACATATTACGGCAATCCTCTGCCTTAACATCGGAGAATAAAATTGAGCAAAGCAAGACAAATTAAACAAAAACTAGAAGACGCTGGCATCCGTTACTGGGCTGGCGACAACATTTCAGAAGTCCTACAGAAGGGCGATAAAGAAGAATTGATTAACGATGCTACTAGAGCATTTGAAAGTGTGCTAGATGCACTTGTAATTGATCGTCTTAATGATCCAAATTCAGAAGGTACGGCAAGACGTCTTGCAAAAATGTACTTTAATGAAATTATGGCAGGACGATATGATCCAAAGCCAAGTGCAACAGCATTTCCAAATGATTCAGAAGAACGATACGAAGGTATGCTAGTAGTTCGTTCCGAACTAAAGAGCATGTGTTCACATCATCACCAGCCAGTAACTGGAACGGCATACATTGGTATTATTGCCGCTGATAAACTAATTGGACTTAGCAAGTACACACGTATTGCACAATGGTGTGCTAGACGTGGCACATTGCAAGAAGAACTTGCAAATGACATTGCACGTGAGATTCAGTTTGCAACAGGTGCAGAACACTTAGGCGTTTATATTCAAGCAACACATGGTTGTTGTGAGAATAGAGGTATTATGGCAAAGAGCAGTCTTACACAGACAACTGTACTAAAAGGTGCATTCAAGGATGATATAGGTACAAAGAAAGAGTTCTTTGATAATATTAAACTACAACAGGAATTTTCCTGTTAATGAGTAGATTGATTGCATTTGGTTGTAGTTATACATTTGGTCATGGATTAGAAGACTGCCTATCTAAAAATAGGAAGGCTCCTACTAAGCCTAGTAGATATGCTTGGCCAAAAGTGCTATCTACTATGATGAACTTAGATTGTATAAACTTAGGTATAGCCGGAGCAAGCAACAAACACATTTGGTATAAGGCACTAACTACAGAATATCAAGAAGGAGATATTGTAGTTTTTCTGTGGTCACACATAGCAAGATGGTGTAAAATAACAGACTACGATAAAGTACAGAATGTAGGCAATTGGACTGGTGGAAAAATGGGTAAATGTTATTACTCTTTCCTTCAAAATGATTATGATTCAAATTTAGATTTGAATTTAAGAGTTGATCATATAAGTTTATATCTTGACAAACTGGGGATAAGAAGCTATCATTGTTATGCAGTAGATAGAGAAACTAGCATATTAGATTTTAACAGTGCAATTAGTTTAAAAACTAGTTTCCATGATATAAGAGGAAAACATGGACTTGCGGAAGATAAAAAGCATCCGGATAAATTCGCTCATATAGAATTTGCAGACTCTTTGTACAAAGAAATAAAGGAAAGAACAGATGAATAACTTAGGTGATTATATTGCAGTGCGCATGGCACAAGTGTTTATTATAGCAGTGTTTATAATGGGCATGGTCAGTTTAGGAATTGAATTATATACAGGAAGGCTGCCATTATGAAACTAAGATATTCAGAAGCATTTTACAGTGTACAAGGTGAAGGCAAGTTCGTAGGAGTACCTAGTGTGTTCTTGCGTACATTTGGTTGTAACTTTCGTTGTATGAACTTTGGTTTAAAGAACGAGCCTATGCGTGACGAAAAATTAAAGCAAGGCATTAAACACAATCAAGAAGTTGCAGATCTTATTGCAAAAGATGTACATAAGACTACAAAAGAATTTAATGATTTGCCTATCATTCACACAGGTTGTGATACATATGCAAGTATCTATCCTGAATTTAAACACTTTAATAAACAAGCAGAAGTTGACGAAGTAGTCGAACATCTGCTTTCACTTACCCCAGAAGGTAAGTGGACAATGGATAATGGTCAAGATGTACATTTGATCATGACTGGTGGCGAACCGTTGTTGGCGTGGCAACGACTGTATGTAGAGCTATTTGAGCATCCACGTATGAGAGACCTAAAAAATGTCACATTTGAAACAAACACTACACAATCTTTACACGATGATCTGTTCAACTATCTCAGCGATCAAGACAGATTTGAAGTCACTTGGAGTTGTTCCCCAAAACTTTCAGTTTCAGGAGAACCTTGGGAAACTGCTATTAAACCTGACGTTGCTTATGAGTATAGCCTTGTTGACGGTAGTGACATGTACTTTAAGTTTGTTGTCGCTACTAATGATGACTTTGAAGAAGTTACAAGAGCTGTTAATGCATATCGCGAAAAAGGCATCGAGTGTCCAGTATATCTTATGCCGCTTGGTGGACGTTCGGAAGAGTATAACCTCAATGTTCAAGAAGTTGCAGAAGCGTGTATGGAAAGAGGATGGCGTTTCACACCAAGACTCCATATATCCTTATTCGGAAATGCTTGGGGGACTTGAGAATGCGTTTGACGAAGAAGAATTTAAAAATAGTGAACTTGAAAGAACTAAAAAGAAACGTTTCGAAAACAATATCGAAAGCCGTGCTAGGGAGGCAGGATTATGATGTGGGATAAAATGAAAAAAGCATTAGGTGTAACACCTAAGATACAAGAACAAAAAGTAGAAAAAACTACAGAAGAGATCCGCCGAGAAACACTAGATGCAGAAAAGGAAGCAGCAACTAAAGCCGGTGAACCGTGGGTTGCTGTATTAGATACGCAAGTAAATCCAGACAATATCCGTAACGGATTCTTTGAACTTGATTGGAATAATGAATTTATTGAACAGTTGATCGACGCAGGATACAAAGGCGAAACCCAAGAACAAATTGTAGACGCATGGTTTAGAACTATTGTTGTACAGATGTTAGAAGAAGAAGGTATGGACACAGATAGAGGTGCAGGTTATATTAATGTTGTACCTATCGATAAAGGTAAAAGTGAAGTATCTTAATGATTGACAGATTAAAAAATTTGTGCAATAATATAACTGTAATTAATAATATAGGCAATAACAAATGACAACTTATGTATTAGTTGATACTGCAAATACTTTCTTTCGTGCAAGACACGTTGTTCGTGGCGACTTAGACACTAAAGTAGGTATGGCACTACACATTACACTTAATGGTGTTAAAAAAGCATGGAGCGACTTTAATGCAGATCATGTTGTGTTTTGCTTAGAAGGCCGTAGTTGGCGTAAAGACTACTACGAACCTTACAAACGTAATAGACAAGAAACACGTGATGCAATGACTCCTGCACAGCAAGAAGAAGATACTGTGTTTTGGGAAATCTTTGACGAGTTTAAAGACTTTATTGGTACAAAGACTAACTGTACTATGATGCGTCATCCGCAACTAGAAGCGGACGACTTAATTGCAGGTTGGGTGCAAGCACACCCTAACGACAATCATGTTATTATTAGTACTGACGGAGATTTTGCACAACTAATTGCTCCTAATGTTAAGCAGTATAACGGTGTACAAGACGTTACAATAACACACGAAGGATACTTTGACAAGAAAGGTAATCCTGTTATTGACAAGAAAACTAAAGAAGCAAAGCCTGCTCCCGATCCTGCATTTATGTTGTTTGAAAAATGTATGCGTGGCGACACTAGTGACAATGTGTTTAGTGCATATCCAGGTGTGCGTAAGAAAGGCACAAAGAACAAGGTAGGTTTGTTAGAAGCATATGCTGATAAAGATAACAAAGGCTACAACTGGAATAACATGATGCTACAACGTTGGGTAGATCATAACGGTGAAGAACATCGTGTGCTAGATGACTACAATCGTAACGTAACACTGTGTGACTTAACTGCACAACCTGCAGAAATTAGAGAGATAATTAATAATACTATTGCAGAAGTTGAACCTAAAGATATATCACAAGTTGGTATGCGTCTTATGAAGTTCTGTGCTAAATGGGATATGCAACGTATTGCAGATCAAGCACAATATTATGCAGAACCATTACAAGCGAGGTATCCTAAATGATAAATGCTAAAGAAGTTTTAAAAGACAAATTTTGGATTGTCGAATCACAAGGTGAACGGGTAGGTACATTAAGTGTTAATGAAGAAAAACAATTTATGTTTACAAATAACACGGGTACTAAGTTTTTTAAAAATGTTAAACATCTTAAAACGCAATTAGGAGCAGAAATTAGCTGGACAGCGAGTCCAGCTACTATTGTAGATTCTACAAAAGAAGTCCATGGTTATCCTACTAGTTGTATTCCATATAATCCAGTCTTTGATGTAAAAAATAAAATAGCATTGTTTACAAAAAGTTCTAAATCAAAGAGCTTGTATTGTGCAGGTTATTATATTATTCATTTTGATAAGGGTTGGGTAAAATCATTTTGCCCTAAACTTATTACTGTAGAAAGATACGAAACTAAAGGACCATTTAAATCAGAAATTGAAATGCGTCAGGAGTTAAGTAATGCCAACAAATGAACCTATTAACACAATGCCAATACAACAGTTTATTAGTTCTGTAAAAAGTGCAGATGCAAGTAAACAGAGAGAAATTAAAATGCCTATAGATAATGCAAAACGTCTAGCATTTGTGTTAGGCGAAGTTATGTCTAGACTGAACGGTGACTTAGAAGAACTACTATTGCGTAAAGCTGAACAAGACGATGTAGTAACAGTTCAACTAGGTAAAACCGAAGCCGATTGGTAATATAAACTACGTAGATAACTAAAAAAAGAGATAAATATATGCGTAGTTTATTAAAGGAATACGCATATGAGCAGACCAAAACCAACGGTTCTTCTTGAAAATATAGACAAGAAAACTTATAAAGCAGAACAAGTACTCAAAGCAGAAGCTATCTGGGCTGTATTCTATCATAATGAACCATTTAATTTAAAAAGCTCTAATATGCTAACGAGCTATCCTGGACCAAAATACAAGAAAACTAGTTTTAGTAATCCAGGCCATGCACACAATCTTGCAAAAAAATTGAATGAAATGTTTAGTTGTGAGGACTTTTCGGTTGTTAAAATGACAACGGGTGAAACAGTTACAGAAGAATGAACTGGAAAGAAACATATACTAAACTATTTCTCAAGCAATTAAATAAAAGTATAGACGAAGCAACAGTAAAGCAGTTTATGCCTTTATGGTGGAAAAATACCAGAGAAAAAACAGAAGGCGGGTTGCGTCTTACTGAAGAAGGCTTTGATATTCTATCTCAACTAGATATTGAGACATACGATATACCTTACCCTCCAGATATGCCAATGACTACTCAAGTTGTGATATTTTTGGACAAATTTATTAATTGTCCTTATTATATTACCAATAGAAGTATAGTAGTTACAAATGAAAAAAAGGCCGTAGAACTTACTCTTTTTAGTGGAGATATACGAAAATATGGTTTAGTAAAGGCACTTTCTAGGTCAAAAAATTAAAAAAATGGTTGACATTTCGACTATTGATGCTATACTATATATATAGTTAGAAACACAGAGGGAAATACACTATGGATACCGCAACTCGTACAGTAACTCCAAATACTGCAAAAACAAGCATTCTTCATGCAATGAAAAAGAAACGTCCTATCTTTCTTTGGGGACCTCCAGGTATTGGTAAGTCAGATATTGTTGCACAAGTTACACAATCGCTGCCTAATTCACACTTGATTGACATTCGTCTTTCACTTTGGGAACCTACAGACATTAAAGGTGTTCCGTATTTTGATAGTAATATTAGCAAAATGGTTTGGGGTGCTCCTGAAGAACTTCCGGACGAAGAGTTTGCATCGCAGTACGACAACATTGTTGTTTTCTTTGACGAGATGAATTCTGCGGCTCCAGCAGTACAAGCGGCTGCTTATCAACTTATTCTTAATCGTCGTGTTGGCAAATATAAATTGCCAGACAATGTTATTATTGTTGCGGCAGGTAACCGCGAAAGTGACAAAGGTGTTACATATCGTATGCCAGCACCGTTGTCTAATCGTTTTATCCACTTGGAAATGGCTGTTGCATTTGAAGACTGGTTTGCATGGGCAGTTGATAACAAAATTAACAAAGACGTTGTAGGTTATTTGCAATTTGCAAAACAAGATCTCTATGATTTTGATCCTAAGTCACCGAGTCGTTCTTTTGCAACGCCTCGTACATGGTCTTTTGTAAGTGAATTACTAGACGATGATCTAGACGAAAACACAACTACTGATCTAGTATCAGGCACAGTAGGCGAAGGTCTTGCTGTAAAGTTTATGGCTCACCGTAAAGTTGCTGCCAATATGCCTAATCCAACTGATATCCTAGACGGCAAGGTTAAAGAACTTAAAACACAAGAGATCAGTGCAAAGTATTCACTAACTGTTTCATTGTGTTACGAACTTAAAGAATCATCTGATAAAAACGATAAGAAATTTGATACTAAAGTAAACAACTTCTTGCGTTTTGCGATGGATAATTTTGAAACTGAACTAGTTGTAATGGGTATCAAACTTGCTCTTACACAATATCAACTTCCAATCGATCCTGATGAAATTGAATGCTTTGACGAATTCCACGATCGTTACGGAAAGTATATTAAGGCAGCACAGCAATCTTAATTATAAAAGAACCCGCAAGGGTTCTTTTTGGTTGACAAAAGGTGTAAATATTGCTATAATGTATGTATAAATAAAAGGGCAAACAAGATGACAACTGCAAAAGATACAGCAAGTAAACTTAAAAACTGGCAACCTAATCCAGATATTACTCCAGAAGAACTTGAAGAAATGCGTGTTGAAGTATACGACCGTATTATCGTTGCACGAGTAGGGTTGCTACTACGTCATCCTTTCTTTGGTAATATGGCAACTCGTTTGCAAATTTTGGCAGCTGATGACTGGTTGCCTACCGCCGCAGTAGATGGACGAAACCTTTACTATAATACACAATTCTTTAATGCAATGTCAAACAAAGAAATTGAGTTTGTTGTTGCACACGAAATACTACACATGGTTTTTGATCACCTAGGACGTCGTGGCGATCGTCATCCAATGTTGTATAACATTGCCGCAGACTACAAAGTAAACAATTTGCTTGTAAGAGATCGAATTGGTGAGAAGCCTAAGATTGTTGATTGCTTCCAAGACTTTCAGTACGAAGCAGATACTTCAGAAGATATTTACGATAAACTTTTTGAAGAAGCAAAAGAGCGTGGTAAAGAATTACAAGAACTGTTAGACGAATTAGATAATAAAGGCGAAATGC